AACCATTTTAATAATCTTTTCTTCAAAGTTTTTTTACATTTTGAAATCCTTAACTTGGTGGGAAAAAAACAAAAAAAAGGAGTAAAAATTAACATTTAATATTTATCATTTGAGTTCAACTAATTTTTGCGTCTGGTATGGTACGAATTAAAAATAAACCCTTCAAGAAAATGTTAAAAAATACTCCTTTTAACTGTTTTTTCCTAAAAAAAATAACCTAAAATATTGGGGGTATTAAACATGAAACAAACAGCTGTGAAAAGCGACGGACAATTCTTATTCACTGCTCCCGTAATGATACCGGAAACCCCTGACTGCGACTATCACAGGGGTGAAAAACCATTCACTGCTGAAGAAATACGATTCTTTAAAGAATCATTTGACGATTATCAATTAATTGATAAGGAACACCAGGTTTATAAGGATTTAGGAGCTGCTAAAACCATTGCTGACCCGGTAGATAGTTTCATTTTAAATGAGGACACTACTTATAGTCTCGTAAATGGTGGTACAGCAACTTATCCGGCAGGTACCTGGATGTTAACAAGTAATGTAACGGATCCGGTTGCACAAAAGGAAATCATGGAGGGTAAACTAACAGGTTACAGTCCAACCGTTCACCGTGAAGAGGTGGGTAAACTTGTTAAACGTTACATGGCCGCTAAAGCTAGTGCTGGTCAGTTAATCCATGATATACCTAACCCGAATACTATCACGGTGAGTATAGTGGGTAAACCTTGTCAACAGGGGTCTAAACAATGTAAAATTGGAAGTGATATAATGGGTGATGAAAAAAAGACTCTTGATAAAATCAGAGAAATCTTGACTGGTACTCCTGAAGAGTATGCGACTAAATCTGATTTTGAGGCATTAGCTGAAGAAATTAAGAAGGATAATGAGGCTGCTATGAAATCATTTGGTGAATCTATGGCGAATGTTTTCGCAGAGACTATTAAGGAAGCTTTATCTGAAGTTGGTGCTGTTAAATCCGAAGAGGAAGAAGAAGAGGAGGAAATTGACCCTCAAGAAGAAGAGGAAGAAGAAGAAACCAAACCTCAAGAAGAGGAAGGTAAACCTCCAGTTGATGACGGTTCCAAACAAGGAAAAGTCCATAACGGAGGCGCAGCCAAATCCGATTATGACCCTGAACTAGACACTTACGCTTTCCTTGGAAGACATCCTGATGGAACAGCTAAAAGAAAATAAAAAAAGGTGATTACATATGGTGAACTACAATGCAGTGTTAAATAAAATAATTGATGCAGCAGGATTATCTCATGGTGCTATGAAAGGAGACACTATGTATGATAAAATGAAAGCCAATGCAGGTATACTTGACCGTAAACAATTTAATAAATTTGTTCTTGAAATGCAACTTAACTCTACCATTCTTGCGGATGCTCATTTTCAAAGAATGGATCGTGAAGAGGAGGTTATTTCAGGTGCAAGAATTGAAGGTAGGGTATTACAAGACGGTTACATGGAAGATGATGGTACTAATAATGGAAGAGTTACTAAAGAAGATTTAAAAGAAGCAGAACTCGACTTTAAACATAGTAGATTATTTGCTAGAAAATTAAAAGCAAAAACTCATGTTCTTGATGATGACTTGGATGACAACATAGAAGGCAAACAATTTGAATCTACTCTTCAATCTATGATGGGTGCCCGTATGGGTGAGGACTTAGAAGCTATCGCAGTATTCGGGGATACTGACTTGGGATACAATGACGAACCTTTATTCCACACTTTCGACGGATGGATAAAAATGAGTAACATTCTTAAATCCAGTGAATACGGTTCCACAAATGCCGAAAAAGCCTTCAATGTTCATGAAGATACTATTGAAGCATTATTTGATGCACTTGTCGCAGCTGTACCTCCACGTATTAGACAATCCCAATTAATGAATAATTATGTGATTTATGTCCCGTATGAAGTGGAAGATGCTTACCGTAACTTGTTAAAAGCACGTAACACTAATCTTGGAGACGACATGCAAACAGGTAACGCTCCATTGAAATACAAACGTTATCAAATTAAATATGCTCCAGTATTAGATTCTCCAGACTGTCAAGCATTAGATAATACAGCTAGTTGTATTGGTGCATTCCCAGACACAATCACATGGGGTGTTTACAAAGACATCAGTATGGAAATGGAAAGAATTGCGGGTCAAGAAAGAACTAATTTCTGGTATCGTATGAAAGGCTGTGCTGGTAAAGATGTATTCACTGTTATTAATACTGCTAAACTAACACTCGATGAGTTAGCTGTTATCCAGGACGAAGCCAAAGCATAAATGGGGGGATCATTTATGCGTCCTTGGAATGAATTAACATTAGCTGAAAGGCGTAAATTCACTATTAGTCATAGACGTAATGCACGTGTAGTGTATGAGAAAATCCGTAAAGAAGCGGACGGTGAATCTGAAGATGTTACTCCAGACGAACCTCTATTCGAACCGGTAACCTATAGTTTCACATCTTATAGTGATGCTGAAAAGACTGAAACTTGGGGTACTGGAACCGTAGAAACTACGGGTGTAGAATCAAACGGTTATACGGAAGTTGAAGTTAAAACCAACACGCCAGAAGAGTCTTTTGTCGGTGAAAAATTCTATATCATTAGCTCCGCTAAGACTGACGGTACCGTTTATGAATTATTTAGTGATGCAGGCACTACTTCAGCTGGAATTTACGTAACAATTACACAATAAAAAGGGGATCCTTTTATGAGTAAAAAAGATATATTCTGCGATGGAATGTTCTGCACCGTAGACGAAGTAATCAATTTCACAGGTGTTAAAACAACGCATCTAAATCTAAGTAAAGATGACGAACCAAAGTTAATAGAGCTCGTTACAAATTGGATTAGACAAGCAACAAGCCTCATAAAAGCTTATTGTCATAATGATTTCGCAGACTATATTGATGAATTCAAAAGTGTCCCTATAGCAGTTAACAATGTATGCATGCGATTAACCGCCAATATGGTTAGTCAAGCAATAGCCCGCAGAGATACTCCAATTACAAAAGTGAATGATTGGAATATCAGTACCGTTGGGTCACGCATATTCACAAATGACCTGAAAGAAGACCTAGCACCATGGAAAATTGAAAATAGTAACAATAGTGTTAATGTTAACTTTTTTGCTATAACAGGGGATAAACCGCATGGTAAAGCTCACCATTACCCTAGACGAAACTCTTTATTCTAAAGTAGGGGATAAACTCCCTGAAATCAAAAAAAGGGGTTTAAAGTTATCCGGACAAGAAATGCTAAGAAACTTAGGTTTAAACAGTCCGGTAGACGAAGGTTTACTCCGCCAATGGTTTTTCTATAAAACCACTACGGATGAGATAGAAATCCGTACACCCGCTCCTTATGCTCCATTAGTTAATGATGGAACCGGAGTATATGCAGGTAAAGGCGTTATCAGACCTAAAAAAGGTAAAGCATTAGCTTTCACTCCAGGTAAGAAATGGAATGGTCCGGTAGGCAAAGACGGTAAAGTATTTCTCAAATATAGTAAAGGTCAGAAAGGCCAGCATTTCGTTGAAAAAAGTATTAAGCAGACATCAGCTAACCTAGAGCAAATATGGATTAAAACAATAACGGATGTGGTAGGATGAACATATTAACAGGATTGGAAGCCGTTAAAAAAATCATTAACGAATGCATAACAAGTGAAAACAAACCTGACGGCATACTACCTGATGTAGAATCCATTATTGTGGTAGCTAATAATGAAGAGGGAGTTGAAGAACCAGGAATCTGGATTGTTCAACATCCAACAGTAACAGCACCAGGCAGCAAAACCAGCTTATCTGGTGTAATAACATTATCCACTACTTTTGAATTTGTCTGTTTTGAATATGACCCGGACCCTGAAATCGCTGAATTGAAAGGTCAGAACCTGGCTAGCCGTGTTGTATTAGCGATAATGCGAAACTATATCAAACTTCAAAAACCTTATGGCGAACGGGTTATTAAAAACATTAACTTTGAAACATTCTACCCTGTCGGAGAGGTAGCCATAACAGGTAAACGTGAAAAGGTACCGGCTACCAGTGTTGTTTTAAATGTTGAGCATAGGATTGATTGGTTAAACTGCTGTAAAAGAAGGATAAAAGAAGAAAGTAACGATAATAATGATTTAATTGGTGATTAATAATGACAAATTGTAGAGTTTTCGGACTTGAACCAGAAGCTGTATACGGGGATGAAACTGTCACACCAGAAAATTTTAACCTGGACTTTGACCATGATGTAGACAGTATGGATTTCAAGCTCAATGACGAACCGGTGACAAAGAGTTTCGGTTCAAGAATGAATAAAAAAGCAAGAGCCGGGGTCATGAAACCAACAGGTAGTATTCAGACTTCAGCAAACTTGCAGATACTCGGACACTATTTCTACGGATTACTCGACAACTATAAATTCACTCAAGGTTCTGCGAACTCCTCAGGAGTCTATGTAAATACGCACGAATTTTGGGGTGGTGAATCCAGAAAATTAAAAAGTTTCCGTGGAAAAGCAGTCTACGATGACTTAATCTTTAATTTATATGGTTTACTCGTAAATTCACTGAAATTAGAAGTCGCTTCAGAGGATATGACTCTTAGCTCTGATTTTATTTATAAAACAGAATTAGCTGAAATCTTATCCAATGAGGATTATGAAAGAGTTGAAGCGTTAGTAAACGATTTATTCATCATGTTCTATGATGTCTCACTTAAAATTGATGGACATGATCCAAATGGTATTCAAACATCATTCACTCTTGAAAGTAACAATAATCATGATGTGGATAAAACTATTGGTTTTGGATCAAGAGCTCCTCAAGGACAGGCACAGGCAAACAAAAGGGAAAATGCTCTTTCACTTGTTACCACCTTAACTGCTGAAACAAGACGTGATATACTTAAAGGAAGATATGGGGCCGTGGATGTGAATTCCCCGACCAAATGTCAAATCGGTAAAGTCAAATTCGAACTTGATGTTGAATTATGTGAATATACTGCATTACTCATGCATATTGAGTTCCCGGCATGTACTGTAATGGCTGAGTTTGATGTCAGCGGTGTAGATGATATTGAAACAACAATGAATCTCAACAGCCTCGGCAGCAAAACAGTAACACTCAAAGATGGTACTCAAGTTATGACTGACATGTATGTTAAGTTGATTAATGATATGCCTGAGATAGCTCCTCGCCGTAGTGCAGGTTCCGGATCTCCAACTAGGGCAGTGATTCAGCATAATGAACATATTACTGAAACTGATGTTCAGATACGTGTAACTGATGGTGAAAATCCTATCAGTCAAGTAGAAGTCAGTATTGATGATATAACCAGTACTACAGGAAGTGCTGGAGGATGTGTGTTGCATAATGTGCCTATTGGTGAGCATGTTATAGTTGCTTCAAAGGAAGGTTATGAAGATTATAGTCAGACAGTGGAAGTTTCATTTGAAGATGAGATTACTATTGAAATGACTGAAGAAAGATAAACAATTTTTTTTTAATATTTTTTTTGATTAATTTTAAAGGTGTGAAATTTATGGTATTAAGAAAATCTGATATTTTACAAGGAATCAACGACCCTAAAGAAATAATGATAGAATCACTCGGTGATACATTATATTTAAGACCATTGAGCAATGCAGAACTCGATGAATTAGATGAAATCGAAGCAAAAGGAATGGAATCCTACGAAACCAACAGTAAATCAAGAGGTAGGATTCAGGGTGAAACCATCAGTAAAGGAAAACTAAACATCCGAGTAGCTACCATTTCAGCTGCAAAAGCAAGAGATCGTAAAATCCAAATGAGTCTAGACAATCCAAAAAATGAGGATAACTGGTCATTAGAAGATATTGGAAAATTAAGACGTGATGTAGCTAATGAAATCGTTGACAGAATTAATGAATTATCAGGTGTTGAAGTCACTGAAGGAGACATAGACAAGTTTCCTGAAGAGTGATGAAGGCCAACAAATTATCTGGTTAGATTACTGCGGGTATCATTTATGTGAGCGTAGCAGTGATTTAACGTGGATTCAATCTTATTTTATAGGTAAAGGCCGTGTTGAGTTACATAAGAAGATGAATGAAGTAAAGGATTAGTGGTTAGAGATGGTTTCACAGAATATAGTTAATATTATACTCAAAATGGAAGACAGAGCCACTGCCATTGCTGATAAGGCCGAGCAAGCCATGAAAAAATTAGGTAACACAGCACAGCAAACAAATAACAAAACAAGTCAAGCAGCCCAACAATCAAGCCAAAAAATGGAAGGGTTACGTCAAGATGTTGAAAGTGTTGTTGATGCATATATCGAAGTAGGAAACAAAGGTAAATCTAGTTTTAACAGTCTTTCCAAATCCCAACAACAAGCTGTAGTGCAATTCCATAAATTAGATGAAGAGGCTCAAGCAACATTAATGTCTATTCGTGAGCTTGGAAAAGGCTTCGGTGGAAATTTAAGCTATGAAACAACAGCTTTAATTAATAGATTCAATGCTTTAACTGTTGAAACAAATACTTGGAAAGGTAGCCTTGACTATGCTAAAACAAAATTACAAATGCTGGGCACAGAAACAGACAGCTTTAAAGGTAAAATACAAGTTGTAGGTTCAGCAATTCAAACTTATATTGGCAATAAATGGGATAATGCTAAAAGTAAAGTAACTATTTTTGGAAATTACATTAAATCATATCTCGGTAGTGCAATATCTACCGTAAGAACTAAAATTGATAGTCTAGCATCAGCATTCTCAGGTCTCGGCGGAATAATTTCATCAGTATTTGGTGGAATAGGTTTAAAAGCCATGGCCGATATGACAATAGGCGCATCTATTAACAGGGATAGAATCCAATCATTATCTCTTGCAATGTTGGGATATGGACAATCTATGGAACAATTCACAGAAAAGAATGTGGGATTGTGGGATAGAATGGATGATTTGACTAATAAGAGTCTTGTATCTCTCGACCAATTGGCTCAAGCAATGTCTGTTGTAAAAATGAGTACTAATGCAACAAAAGAACAAATGGACGCATTTCTTCCAGTAATAAATGATATTGGTCAAAGAGCTATTCTCATGGGTAAGTCTGGTGATGAAGCATTGGGACTTATGCAAGCAGCAGGTAAAGGTTTGAATGGCGAATTTGAAATGCTCCGTGAAAATTTTGGTATTACTAAAGAAAAACTTGAAAATATGGGTT